CTATAATGGCTTTTTTCAGGCAGTCTTCATAACGCATTACGGCAAGTCTTACGGACTCTGAAATACCCGTACCGGAAGTCGGGGTAGTGAACAGGGTATCATCTATATCGGCTACGTAGGTGGTCCCTAAATCGGAAGCGCCTTGCAGTTTGAAGTATGCCAGGTTAATCATCCTGGTCTTCGAAGCGTTTGTTGCCATTGAATAAATCCCCCCAATAAGTTGTTAAGGATCGTCGCCTGTCGATGTATAATGTGTCACGCCGCCGGAACCCGGACTGGTCCCGCCCGTCGAATCGAAGATATATACGGGCGCCCGGGCCGATCTCAGGTAGTTCCACATTTCGTAAAGGAATCCACCGTATCCCGTTCCCATGATATGAACGACATCTTTAGCAGCAGGTGTGAATCCGAACGGCTCATCTACCGTTACGTTCGGGTCCGAATCTTCGTCGATATAGTAATCGTAAACGTACCTGACCTCACTATGAGCATCGGTGGCATCGGTGACCATAATGATATTGAATCCAAGAGCCTCGTTAACGTCTATACCCGCACTCAAAGTGAAGTTGTTGGCGTCGTTGGCATCTTCTATCGAAGTATCAAGAATAGTGATAAGGTCGGTCTTGTACTTAATCAAAGTGATGTTCGGGTCTAACTGCTGGACTTCACCCCCGAAACTGGCCTCAGTTGTATAGGTTGCCATCAAAGCGTTCCAAATCGCCGCAGCATGCTCGGCGTCGGTATCGTAGGCCGTCGTATCGGCCAGGACATCCTCTACCGCCTGACCGTAAGTGCCCGCACCACCGTAACTGGCCGTCGCCGCGTTCCAGATCGCCGTTGCATGTTCGGCATCTGTATCATAAGCCGAGGTATCCTCAAGAATTGCAGCAACTGAGGCAGTATCACCGATAATACCGAATCCCTGAACCGTCGAAAGAGTGAATACTTCCGTACCAAGTGTAACAACCGTATTATACACTTCATACAATATCAAGTCACCATCCGCCCAGCTTGCACTGGGGAAGGTATACGTATAGTAGATACTTCCAATGCCTGCCCCCATTCCGCCTCCGTTTACGATTATAGTCCAGCCTGCATCAGTCCCTTTACGGTATCTCCATACCTTGATAAGGCCCGGTGTGGTTATTTCAACAATTTGTATCGCGGCTGCACTGGGTTTGTTTCTAACCAATCCTACTTGAACCACGACTATATCGGCCTGGTCAATCAAGGGATTGTGCATATAAGCCGGATTTGCTGTAACAATATCTGTGGAAATCAAATCGGTCTTGGCCTTAATAGAGACCGTCTCAGCCTTCAAGGCGATTATATCCGCAGCAATATCCACTCCTGCAGCGTTTGTAATGACCGTTGTATAAATATCGTTTATCTGGTCTTGATAGTCGGCGACAATCCACGCCTCATCAATGGTATGTATAGAAGCATCGTGTGAGTAGCAGATGATTCGAACATAGACCTGACGTGGTGCATCGCCTGTGTTGGCCCAGATTACATCAACATCCTGCCAGTCGGTATTCGTGCCATTTGAAACTGCAATAGCATCTGAATCCAAAGCCGTCTGCGTACTATTCACCAACGGGTCGGCGAATACGTCGATGATTTCCAGTCTCGGTCTCAAATCTATCGGACTTGTCGAACTGACATCAATGCCATCCGTATTGCGAATAACCGCCGAAACTTCGATGGCCGTTCCGGGAAACACCGTTGCCTGATATTGCCGGAAGCACGGATATGTTGCTACTTCAACTTCGTGGTCGTAATAAATTGTGTATCCCGTCGGCGGAGATGTAGTTTGGGAAGTAACTATGCCGCCCTTTGGCCATGCCTTGTACGCGTTGACCGAACCATCGTGGTCGAAAGATTCTGCATAATTGGCTGATGTTCGATAGGCTCCGTTGTATTCGCTGAATTCGGTCGTTCCCGCCAAAGTACAGTTGTAGGCTTTGATATTTCCGCAACGCAGGAAATCCGCCGTAGAACCCGAAGTTGTAATACTCCCAAGAATAATGTCGGTACATCTGCTAAAAGGATATAGGGTATTGACAAAAGCCCCCGTCACCGAACATCCGGCACAGAGATTCAGACCAATGGAGCAACTTGTGAACGAGGCATTTATAGACGAACCCATTTCGTAAGTTAAACCAGAAGAACATCCTGAAATATCACAACCAGTTTCGAAAACATCAGCTTGACCTTGATAAACACCCGCGGCTGTAGCTCCTGAAATCAGACAGGTATCCGAGAACGTATTGCCATAACCAGCAATGACTCCGTAGGTCCCACCTGCAATCGGTCCTTCAAATGTGCATCCATAGCATCCAGTACAAACAGAACCTGCTCCGGTAACGTCTATGACTCCTGCAATCGTAGAAGTATTAACCGCACTGAGGGCTTGTGTTCCGCTCAACCATGCCGCAATGTAATGTCCAGTGCCATTCTTAATGAGGTAATCCGTCGAATTGAAAATCTTGATATTCCGCGTGCAGAGAATCAGTTTTGTACCCGTCAATGCGGCAGAATCCATAACCGTTCCCGCCGTGACTGTAATCGCCGCTGCCGCAATACCTCCGGCGTCAATGACTGACCGTTGTGTATCTACTCCCACGGCTGCGTCAATATCGTCAATATGAATCGTATCACCCGCCGCCCAAATATCAGTAGTGACGTTCGTATCGACGCTGATGGGGTCGGCGGCTGCACCCTCGCCTATTGCTAAGGCTTCTGTAGCCTTGACATATTTGTTCGTCGGTTCCGTACAGTAGAAATAACAATGTCCCGTAGTCGCATGGTTGACGATGGAGTTTGAACCCGCCGCAAAATCTATCGTGGCTTTAATGGCAAAAGGATAAGGCACGGCAACACTCGTACCTATTTGTATCGTGCCGTTGTTCGTCAAGTCACCATTCATCTTGAGATAATACGGGCCCGCACCCGTTGACCAAATCAGCGTGCCCGTAGCATTGATAGTCGAAGCCGCCATTCCTGCCCAAAGGGTTTGGTCCATATCAAATGTGACCGTATCTCCGGCGGCAATGACAAAGGCATCCGTATCGACCGGAGCCGATGCGCCTACCCAGGTTGCACCCGCCGAGAAAACACCGCCGCCCGTACCGTTAGAGGTATGAGTATCAGCCCGAACCGCCGAAGTTAATAAAAATATTATCAAAAATGTCTTGACAAGGTTCTTCATTGCACGAACCCCGTTCCGCCGCAAGTCGGGCATGGTTTAGGTTTATTCAGTTCTTCAAGTTTCATCGCCGCCCATTGTTTATCCGCCAACGCCTGCCAAGTCTTGGCATCGGGGGCAGGATCGGTTACTTTGGCATTCAACGCCGGCGTGATTTTCAGTTGCTGCACTGAGTTATCCGGCATCCTTACCATCTGATAATAAGCAATGGGCTTGTTATACATTACCCAAGTCTTTGCTTTCAGGAGTACCGGCATGGCCTCGATCGGGTCGGGCAAAGGTTCCTTCGGCTCGAATATCGCCATTCCAGCCACGCACAGCATTAGGACAATCTCAAATCGCAAATCGAAAATCGAAAATTTCATCGTTATCTCCAGGGGTCAAAAAACATCAAACCCACGCCGAATAAAAGTAACAACATAACTACTATTGTTTTTAGTATCCGTTTCATGCTACATCTCTCAGGTAAAGAACAACGTCCACCGTCATTCCCGTAGCGCCGGGGTCCTCGCTTGGTAAGATTGTAAAGGTACACAATTCATCCGCCAAAAAAGCATCGAAATCGGTGGAGTCGCTGGTCGCCTTATAAACCGTCGCCGCGTTGTGAGCGATCCCGGCCTGCGTAAACAACGTCCCGCCATTCTTCGAGGTAATCGTCAGTGTGGCCGTTCTCGCGTTCGTGTTGTCGTTAATCTTGACCTCGATCTGCTCGCATAGTCCGTGCACTTCCATTGTGGGGGCAAGTGCGGCGTGTATCGTATCGAGCCAGCTTTGCTGGTCGAGGGCAATTCTTCTTACAATATCCATAATTACTCCTTTTAGGGTACGTGTCTCAGGTAAATTGCAATATCCACATTCATCCCGGAAACACCGGGGTCCGCACTCGGCGTAACGGTAAAGGTGCAAAGTTCGTCGGCGAGGAAGGCATCGAAATCGGCAGCATCGTTAAAGGACTTGTAAATATTCGTTTTATTTATCGTGATGGCGGCTTTTGAAAACAACGTCCCGCCGTTTTTAGAGGTAATCGCTACGGTAGGCGTTGCCGCACTTGTGGTATTATTGACCTTGACTTCGACCTGCTCGCATTTACCGTGAATCTCCATCGTCGCAGTTACCGCATCCGTGGACCCGCTTGCTATTACCTGCTGGTCGAGAGCAAATCTTCTGATTATGCTCATAATAGTCCTTTCTTAAAAATGCAGGGGGGCCATTGAAGGAAGGCGAGCAAAGGCCACCCCTGCTCATAAACATTTCAAGGGCAGGCGGGGCCTTTCGGCCCCACCCATCCCGAATAGAAAACCATGACAGTCATAGTTTTACTTTTGTTCCACGGGCGGTTGCGGAGAAGCCTTCAGGGAAAGTTCGGCAATCTCAAGTTGAAGTTTCATAATGTCCCGCGTTAAATGCTTCTCTTCCTCCAGGACTCTCAACTGCCCAATTCTTACTTTCAAATCAGCCATCGCCTTTTCTTCAGGCGTCGGCGTTACTACTACCGGTGCTATTGGAGTTGCCGGAGCTACTATCGCCACCGGCACTTCCGCTTTCGGGGTATCCCGTTGAGGACATCCCGCTACTGCCACGAGCAGTAAAATCGCAATGGTTTTCAATTCTTTCATACTGCTTCCTTTCTAAATAGGGTTAATTAGGATTGTTCTGCTCATGTGCGGCAGAATAATCAATATACGTAATAAACACGCCCCAGCGCCCGGCAGACAACGTATCGAAATTATCTCCTGGAACTATGTTGAAATATACAGTTCTCGGAGCATTTGTAGCTGCAACTAATGGTCCCGATGCCGCTGCTGTTGCATTGATTTCGTCCACCGAATCAATGACAACTGTACCAAGAAGTTGGGCGCCGCCGGCGGCCGTACCAAGATCGAGACTTGTTAATTCGTCCGGGTCGGCTCCGCTTGAAACCAATGTCTCAAAACATCTTATCTGGGCGGATATTACCTCGGCATAAGCCGGGATAATAGCGCCAAGGCTAATAGTCTGTTCTGTTACATTACCAACAGACGTACATGAAAAATCATCCGTAGTCCCAGCGGCAACGGCATCGACGGTCTTAACGACGGTCTTCACCATATACATGATGTCGCCCGACGTATCATCCACAATGTCATCCGCTTTAATATCACCGACATTAACCATGTTATGATCTGAGATACTGACCGCACCAAGAGTACCGCTCGGATTGAGAACAATCGCATCCGCAGCAGATTCAGTCGCTACCAGGTTGATCGAACCGCCGGTATCCGTAATAGTAATGTCCTCGGTGGCAGCCCCGGCAGCGCTAATTGTAATACCATCCGCAGCATCAATATCCATACCACCGGCCGTAGCGTTGATTATCAAGGCGTCCGTATCGGAATTGCCACTCGAAGAAAGTACGAGACTTGCATCGATCGCAATTCCGGCCTGGGAAACAGTAAAATCCTCAGCAGCTTCAGTTGCCGTTACGGTAATATTGGAAGTTCCCGTTCCGTCGATACTGAACAAGTCACCATCAACTGTGAAATCGGCACTTGCCCCCGTGCCATCGATATCCAGGTTACCAGTCCCAAAGTCGATATCTATACCGCCGGCCGCATTGTTTGCATTGAACCAGATAGCTTTGGCATCTGCTTCTCCACCTTCAAGATAGACCGAACCCAAAGCACTATCGAGGTCGATATCTGAACCGGCAGCACTGGTATCTAAGGAGATCGCTTTGGACGCGTCGATGTCTATACCGCCAAGTGTGGCATCAATGTTGAAGGCGTCCGTGCCTGTACCGGCACTATTAGTAAAGACAATCGTTTCAGTGATTCCGACGTTAGTGACTAAAGAAATCGCCGAAGCCGCATTGTCCAAACTGGTAATAAGGACCTGGCCGCCCTGAATTGCCACATTTTTGGCGGCGGCAGCGTCAATATCCACACCACCCGCAACAGACTGTAAGGAAATGGCCGCTTCATCCGTACCTGGAGTATTCGTCAGGGTAATGACAGCAGTTGCAGCCGTTCCGGCCGCAACATCTACTTTGACCATTTCCTTGGCGTTAATGTCGACTCCACCGGCCGTTGAGGTAAGAACAACAGCACCATTGGCAGTACCAGCCGCGTTGACCATCGATATAATCTCCGATGCCGGTGTGGCGCTCGGAGTGACTTTGAAATAAGTATCGCTGGCAGCGTTACCGAGTATCAGGTTTTTCTCGTCCGCAATCTTAGCCGTCATACCTCCGGCGGTCGCCGTTAAAGTTATTGCCGTGTCGGCAGTACCCGCTGCGTTGACTACTGAAATTATCTCGGTAGCTGGGGTCCCATGCGGTGCAACTTGAATGTAAGTATCACCGCCTTCACTGCCAAGTTTCAGGGTGCTGGCGTCATTTACCGTCATATTGATACCGCCGGCAAGGGCCGTCATGGTAATGGCCGTGGCGGCGGTACCTGCCGTATTGACGATATTTACATACTCCGTAGCCGGTGTGGCATGTCCTGCAACCTCAAAATAAGCATCTGCATCGGCGTTACCTAATTTCAGGCTTTTGCCGTCCGCCACCTTCGCGGTAATGCCACCGGCAGTCGCTATAAGGCCAATGGCCGAAGCGTCCGTACCGGCGGCAGATTGGATAGTAAGTAATCCGCCCGCGGCAGTTGTCTCAAGTCTGATAGCATCGGCGGCACTCAAACCGGAAGTAAGGCCGATACCGCCAACCTGGCTATAGAGTTGAATGGAAGCGTCCGTCTGAGTAGTAGATGAGGCGGTCGTTCCGAGTATGTTCTGGACGGTAATCTGGCCGTTAGTACCCTGAGCCTCGATACGTATAGCATCAGCAGCGGCAAGACCCGAAGCCAAACCGATACCACCGGCCGGAGTATAAAGTTGAATAGCTGCTACTTCGGCCGTCGTAACGGAAACGCCCGTACCGTTGGTATTCTTGATTGAAATCAAGTCACCGGCAGCACCGGCAGCATCAATGGTTATAGGACCGCTGGCTGCATCAATATCGATACCGCCAACCTTGGCCGTAAGAGCAATTTCGCCATTAGTACCGTCGGCTGTAAGGAGAATTGCATCGGCAGCACTTTCAGTTCCGGTAATTAGCACTCGACCAGCCTGGGCATCGATAATGATGTCCTTGGCCGTCGTATTGGTAATCGTTACATCTCCGGCAGTTGCCGCCATGTTGATACCGGATGTACCGGCATCAATATCAATACCACCAGCCGCAGCCTGCAAGGATATTGCGGCGGCCCCCGTACCTGCTGCTGTCGCTGTAATTCCCGCTCCTGATACGGCACCAGTCTGAGTAAGAGCAAGTAAATCGCCCGAAGCCGTGGAAGCAACAGTGATAACAATGTCGTCCTTGGCGTCAATATCCAAACCGCCTGCAAGAGACTGCAAGGCTATCGTATTGGCTGTAGTACCTTCCGAATCTATCAGAATGTGGTTGTCTGTGGCCCCGGTCGTTTGGATGATAATGTCTTCGCCCGTACTTCCGGCTGTGACTTCAAGAATCAAGTCATCCGTAGAGACTATGGAGATAATCCCATCATTGGTCGTGTCAATGTCAATACCGCCGGATGCACCTGTGACCTGAAGACTCATAGCGTCCGTGGCCGTACCAATGGAACTCAGAAAGAGACTCGAATTTCCGCTTCCGCCAACGGCGATAGTCAAATCCTCGGCGTCTGCACCGGAAGTCAGGGTAAGGTTCAAGTCGTCGGCGGCGTCAATACTGATTATCCCGGTCGAATCGGCAAAGATTCCACCCGTACCGGAGTCGATGTCAACTCCGCCCGCCGCATCCGAAGCATCGATGTTTATGGCATCCGTAACCGCTTCGCTTGCAATCAGGTTGACCGAGCCACCCGTATTGGTGATAACAATGTCCTGACCGGCTTCACCGGCGGCGTCTATATCAATCCCACCGCCCGTAGCGTCGATATTTACGGCATCGGTAGCATCTTCCGACCCGGACAGAACAATCGAACCGCCCGTATTGACTACCGAGAAATCTTCCGTAGCTGCGCCGGTAATTGCAATACTCACCAGGTCCTGAGAAGTAACGGCTATGCCGTCACCGGAGACAATACTAATATCCCCGGTCGCGGCGGAGGTGATAAGACTTAGCGCATCTCCACCCGTTCCGGCAGATTGAAGGATAAGACTGGAATCCTGGGCACCGGCAACCTCGATAGTAAAGTCGTCATCCGAACCGTTGGCGGTGTTGGTCATTACCATCGTAGTGCCAGTACCATCCACGTCGATACCGCCTGCCGAAGCATAAACTTTGATAGCATCGGCACCGGTACCGGCGCTTCGCAGATCGAGACTTGCGTTCAATGCGCCCGTGACCTGGATAGTAAGGTCGTCGGCGGCTTCGTTGGCAACAAGCGTTATGCCCGATGCGGATGAATCGAAGTAGATATTCCCGACTCCGTTAATATCGTCGATAGTATCGAAATCAATCTTAGTCGCCCCGCTGTCGGACGAAAAGGTAATGATGTTTGTGTTCGTGCCGAGTCCGATACTAATATCTTCCGTAGTGGCGGTCGGGCTATAGAACTCGAATTCAAGATTGGTATCGTTCCTTATGGCTTCACCGGCCTCAACAAATACCAGGTCGGTTGCACCGACAATAATCCCGGCGAAAGTGCCTACACCAGCCTCGGACACGGTCCACAAATCGCTCGTACCGGTAATGTCGTCGCCCGTACCCGCACCATCGATCTGGATAGTCGGACCCGTCCCGGCGTTCGTTAATACAAGACCGGGAGTAGCCGCCGTATCGGACTGAACTATAGTCAGGGCGGCGTTATTGGCCGCATCGGTAGCCGTCAGGGTGATTGTGCCTGCATCGACAGTTATTGGCCTTCCGGTATTGTAGGCCGTGTCGAGACTCGATGCACCGGCTGTATCGATAGTTATCCACGTAGTGCCGTTGTAAAGAAGCAGGCCATTCGAGGCACTATCGTAATAGACCATACCTTCGGAACCAGTTGGTGCCGTACCCGGTGTAAAGATAATACTCGTTACTCCCGTAGACCCGTCGAGAGTCGTCTCTACCTCATTGATGAACTGGTAGAGAGGGTCCATCGGCGTACCACTTCCGACGTAGCCCCTGTTCTGGTTGTAGTACGTCAGGCCATACGACATGGCCCCGTAAACGGGTTGCCATGCCATAAGCATAATCAATAATATTGAGAAGATTATCTTTCTCATGTTTATGTCTCCTAAAAAACTATTTACTCATTTTCTTTTGTGTTACGGTGTCCCTACGTTCGATGACTCGACCTGGATGTTGTAATCCGTTCTCGGTCTCGACGGTGAGAGTTCGAAGTCGATTGTGATCGTATTAGTAGTTCCCGCTTGAGCGTAGTACAGTTGCAGGTACCTCTGGGTATCATAGGAACGGCATTCCATCGGAAGTGTGCACCGAAGAATCCATGCGCCCACAGTAGCCAGTCGTGCATCGGAACCAATTATCGACGGTGTTTCAATAATGGTTTTGGCTCCTGCGTTAATGTCCGTACCGTCCGAACCCGACCCAGTGCGGATTTGGAACTGGTAATATTCATCACCGTCGGCAATGCTTGCCGCCACGTTCGTCGATAAGGCAATCCAGATATCGGCAGCACCGGGTAATTCGTGTGTTGCGTTGCCCAAGTCCAGGCAGTACCCGGCATAAGTATCCGAATCAGCCAAAGACTCCGCATCGCAAAGTTTTCCAAGTAATTCAAGAATCATGTTTATACTCCTTACAAATGTTTAGTTTTTGAGTTTGTTTTTTACGTCAACTGGGTTTCGTCGGCGTTCAATGCTTCCATGCGGCGGATGATAATATCGCCTATCATGGGCAGTTCGATCTTGTACGGATTGTCCGCACTGTAACGGACGTTGTACCTCTCCATAGTCAGGGAGATGAGCTGGATGTACACATAGGGATCGCAATAGAGGAACCACGGCGCCTCTACCTGCCGGTCGGGATTGACCGCTCCACGCATCGAGCTTATGACCGTATGAATGTGGCGGGCCTCGACTATCTTGCGAATCAGTGTCGTGGTCAACCCGGCATAGGTAATCGGGATATTGCAGATTCGCTTAATGGCCTTCTGGTTCTTGATATTCCAACCGACCCACCATTCGAACAGGGTCACGAGATCGTATCGTGTAGCGCTGGTCGTACCGTTGGCATCGGTCGATGTGACGGTTACAGGTTCCTCACCCTTGTCCGTGCGCACGATACCTTTTGTCGCGTGGAACTTGGGATGGAGCAGGTGGAATGTCGTTCGGCCGGGCTTAATCAACCATGCACTCCGCAGTGTGGCGCCCGTACCGCCGACGTCGAATACCTGCGTGGTATTAGTCGCCGCGTTCCACGGTGCGCGGTTTGCCAGACCATCGAGTTTTTCGTGATTGGCCGCAGATGTGCCGTTAATCAGGGCGTTGCACAGGCCCTGGGTCATGCCCTCTTCGTGGGCTCTTTCCTGGTCGCTGCGATACCTTGCTATGTCTTCCGGGGTGCCCTGGGCCTTGAGTACGTCGACGGGGGCCTGGTAACGTGACTTGAGGATACCAAGCTGCTCGCGGTAGGACTCGATTCTTCCGAACGAAGCCGTCACACCGTCGCCCAATGCTACGAACGTAGCCGTAGGCAGGGATGACCAGCGGGCGTCCTTGTGCGAAAGGTTCTCATTTGCGGGAAAGGACGGCATGTCCTTGACGAGATCGTTTACTTCGACTAAATTCTGGGACATCTCCAATAAGCTGCCGTCGGCTCCGTGAGCCTCCATCATATTGAAGATATTGTCCCTGTTGCCAAATTCTAACTCTGCCATTGCAGTTTCTCCTAAAAAAAGATCAAAGTTAATTTATTACTGAACTTTTTTCGGAGAGGTATCTGCTACGGCAGTGTCTCCTAATGCTTTTACGCCCCATCTAACGGCGGCGGCACTTTACCACTGAGCATCAGGACCTCGAATGAGGGGTATCTGACAAACATAATTTTTTATCAACCCGGTTTTCCGCCCCCTAATGATACCGGGGTATTCGGATACCGTTTGGCGTTTAAGGCTTCCCTGGACAATTTGGCATTGGCCTTCGAAGGCTGGAACTGGCCGGGCAGTATCTTGCCCGTACCCTCCATAATCTGCGCCCATCCCGCGGCGTCGGCCAAAGCCTTAAAGAGAATGGGATGGTTCCTGAGACCAGAAGCGTTCAACTGCTTCTCGAAGTCCGCGTATTCGGCGTCGTCGATTGCCCGGCTCTTCATAAATGAGTCGATCAATGGAAGTCTCTGGGTGTATTCCTGCGGTCCTAAATATTTCTGCATTATGGCAACGACAGATTGCCGTTGTTTTTCAACCGACTCTTTGTGGTCGATAATCATTTGCTCTTTCGCCCGTTGAGACCAACTCATAGCCTTCTCGTAAAGGCCCTGCAAAGTCCTGGCCCCGATACCGGATTCCTTGGCGAAGGCCCTGAGTTCCATCTTTGTCTGCTCGGTGAAGTCAAGGTCTTCGTCGATCTTATCCGGCCGGACAAGGGTATAACCCTCGGCGTTTTCCGGCACTTCGTTAATAACGGCCATGCGCTTGGCTAATTCCGACTTCTGGGTATCGTTGAGTTTCTTCGGGATACGGAAATTAGAGCCTAAGAGCTTTTCCTTCTCGACTATGGCCTTAACAGCCTCATCGCGGCTCTTGTACCGGCTCAGGATGGTCTTACTGGACTCATCGGCGATAATATCCTTGTATTCCGGTTCGTTCAGCCAGTCGGGTACAGTGACGTCCTCCGGGGTAACGTCTTCAACTGCCGCCGGGTCTTCTACAACTGCTGTTCCTACTGTTTCTGCCATAATGTCTTCCTTCCTTTCAATGTTTAAGATTAAATGAATTCCTTAACCAGTTTCTGCGCCTTTTCAATACCGTCACCACTAAGGCCGCTTCGAGGATTGCCGTCAATATCGACAAATAGCCTCAGTTCCTTGTTGGCGGGGTCCATCCACGCTTCCCGGATGGTTGCGTATCTCGGCTTTTTTATTACAGGTGGTTCTATGGGCGACTCAGTAGTAGGCGCCGTAACAATGTCACCAGACGGTTCTACAGAATCAGCCAAAACAACATCGCCGGATGGTTCTGTTGGATCAACAACAATGGGCGGTTCTACGGGATATCGATTCTCTATAGGGGTCTCGATAACAAACTCGACTTTCGGTTCTTGTTCCAACATAATCTTTCCTTTCTTCGTCCTCTTTTTGCGAGGCATGGTACTTCCTTTCAGTTTTTTACTATATCGAACGGCGATAACGGGTCGGAATTAACTGTCCTGACAACTTTCACACCTTTAGTGGCGGCGCCGATAGCGATCAATTCATTCACACAGTTACAAAGCTGAAGCATGTAGTCCTCGGTATCACCGGACTTGATCTCCATAAAGAGTTTGTGTTTATTGAATTGTGGCCCCGGAACCGGGTAAGCCTGAGTTTTACTTCCGAAAAGCATTATGTCTCCACCTTCAAAGCAGTCATATCATATTCGTGATTTACGAGCGAACCGTTGCTCTTCTCCCAGACAACCATTCCCTCTTCGGTCTGTTTCTGTGTCTCGTCGATATAACCCACGACTACGGCACACACCATAGTCAGGCCGGTAACATCTTTAATCCTGCAGGGCGCCGTCGATTGAACCCGCATGACAAGGCCGGTCTCATCATTAAGGCATCCCAACAGTATAGCGTCGATATGCTTCCACAAATAATCCTCGACGTTGTGGAACTGCGCGAGTACCAAAGGTTCCTGAAATAGTGAGCATAGAACTTTCATTGCATTCTCGCATATCTTAAAACACTCATTGCAAGGTGCTTTGCCAGACTCTCCTTGCAGTCCAAAACGTATTCATTCCTTATTTCGACTCCCACTTCATCGTGTTCGATAACCTTTTGACCGCACAAAGCCCTTATTTTGCCGATGGCGGCGTTGTGGAGTACGGCGAAGGTCGGGTCCGTGCAGGGTTCGAAAAGAATCTCCAAATCCATCGCCAGCAGGTCGGGATTCGACTGGTACGCCATGACCATCATAGCTCGTTTGGGATCGGGTTGTTTAGGTTGGTCGGTCATGCGGCCTCTGGTATCTCTTTAACCGTGTTAATGTCGAATTGAATCAAGTCATTAAGTTCATTTAACTGATGACAACTAGGGCATCGGTAACTACCTCTAACCCATCCATTGTCCAAAAAAAGTTGGGCAATACTATTGATTCCACCTTTAAGCCAGCCACCAGAAAAGAATCCACAACAATGCGTTGGCAAACATTTAACTTTTCCTATGATTTTCATGCGGCCTCCATCAGTTGCATCGGCGACTTCTCTTCGGTAGAACCCTGAAGTTTCGGCACCATATCGGCCATTGCGGATGCCCTTTCGATTATTTGAGCCTGCCTGCGCTCGGCTGCCAGGACTTGCATAATCTCAGCGTACTCATCGGCCCCACGTATGGAGTCCTGCGGGAAGTCCCCGGACTCTAAAATCCTCTCGACGATAGTTTCGGCCCTGACCTTATTCTTGGTGTCCGGCCATATCTGGAACATCGGGGCACACGTCATCAAAGGCTGCTGAATCCGCTTGGCCATCATTGCGTATTTGAGACCCTGAACTAACGGGCCGGTAAAAACCGGGGCTATCATTCCGTTGGATTCCCATATCTCATCCGGCGGCTGGGTCTCGCTCCAGAACCGGCTTGTAGTCACATCGTTACCGTACAAAGGCCGGGCCTCAAGCTCGACGAACTGGTCGTCGATATTCTGCAATGCCGGGCCTGCGTAAGAGGTAATGGCGGGTCCAACCAGGACCATTGTCTCGGATATCATTTGCGAGAGCTGGTAGGCCGTTGGCGGCTGTGTGTGGTCCCTGCTGTACGTTTCTATCATCCTTGCCATATCTGCGAAGAAATGGCGACCTACGGTCTTGGTGCGCCTGTCCAGAAAGTCCATTGCCCAGTTGTAATTCGAACGGTCCTCTACCTGCTTGGGCGGCTTGAGGTATTCTTCATTGGTCAGCCATGTAACGCCGCCGGCCCCGAGCTGCAACTTGCCCTTGAGACTATCAAGTGCGTAGGAAGAAGGCCGGGCGTATTTGTGTGCAGTCTCATGTATAGTCCGCCAAGCCGCGTTAAGGCCCTTGACATCGGGCAGGGCACTCCATCCGGGCGTGCGTGAATACGTCTCATGCGGCAGTCGGTTGTAATGCCATGAATGGAAAGGTTTGTGCCAGTATCCGGGCGATGAAGTAGGTATGTTTACGGTCGAACCATCAGGTTGAACCTGCCCTATGTAGTTGAGCGGCTTCTTCTCGGTCTCGGTTATCCCGCTAATACAGAACCACATCTGCATCCACGGACGGAGTAAGGGTATCTCGTATTGAGGTTTGAGACCCTGGAATATCGGGTCGCCCGCACGGGCAATGCACATCAGGTATTCATGCTCGGTAGTGTACGAACCCTGCTCGCACTCACGTTTGATGGATTCGGGAAGTTTATCCTTACCGAAACCCTGCATCGCAGAGAAATTGTTAATCTTCCACTTGCGATGATATGCGACATCATTGCCGAACCAGTCACGCATCAGGTAATTCTGAGACCAGTGGGGCAACGTGCAGACCTTCTGATTGTTCTGGCGGTCCTCCTCAACCAACATTACAGGAGAACCCATAGTGAGACCGTCTAAAACGAAATGATTATTGACCTCGTAGAAGTTGGAAGCCGGGTATGCGTAAACCTCTTCCAGCATGAACTCGGCGATTCTCTGGGCAAAGGCGTTCATTGTATCGTCACCCCTGAACCTGCGCTCCGCCATGCGATACCTGATCCAGTCCAGTGAAGGACCCACGAGATTGCCGACGAACCACGTAGCCATAGTAGCGGCATCGAAGTGGCCCGTGCCCTCGACGATAGATGTACCCATCTGCTTGCCCTTACTGCTGTCGGTATCGTTGGTAATGTCGGGCCTTAAATACTCGACAATCTCCCTGATAACGGGCAGGTAAGGATCCTTATCGGCCTCCATCTGCGTCTGCCGCGTGCTTGCGAATCTGTCATACAGACTCTGTTCGTCCCAATTACTGCTGGCCATTAGGCCCCCCATATCTCGCCGGTGCGTCACCCCCACGGCTATCGCACAGACGATTTATTATTTACTATTCCTTAACCTCGTCCGGTTTCGAACATTGCTTAACCTCAGCATTTTTTACTTTTAGATTTTCAATCATTATATCACGCAAGGCTATTCCTACTTTGTTGACTGCATCTTGGTCGTCAACGTATATATCGCAACCTGCGACTTTCAAACCTTCAACATTGTAATACTCTTTCATTGCTTAACCTCGTTCGGCTCTGCACATCTCAAATCTTTAAGGTTTACTATTGTTATATCATCGCCCCAACCTGCGTTCGGTTCGTTAGTCTCAACAAATTCTATCTTAACATCATCCGTTGACCTCGGCCCTTTGAGGACGTTGTATATTCTTCGCCATAGTTCACTTTTGCTGACGTTGCATTTAAGACGATTATCGCCGCCTCGTTCAATTACCGCTCCATCAATATCCATACTACCCGGCTTCAAATCATCTAAAGATACCACCACACAACTTCCGGTAGTGGTATAATCGTTGAAGTCTGGGCTGTAGCTATCCCGAATTAGTGTTTCTGTCAATACCAAAGAATTCGGCTCTTTCGGCTCTTGATGAAGCGTTCCAACGTCCTCTACCTTCCCTGTTGTTCTGATTTCTAAATTTGACTCGACTACACCTTGAACAATTTTCGGTTCGACAATTTCTAACGAGCTGTCCGTTATTTTCCACAACCTGCCACAACCGGCACAAGTAACAAGCTCATCTCGATGACTTGAATAGTATCCTGCCAAATATATTTGATTGCCACAAATGCAGGTGAAATCTGATAGCGGTTCGTTCGGCTCGGCAAATTCGCAATCCTTAATCTCGATGCCACCTTCTGCCGCCATGAGGTAAATCGTACCATCGGGTGCATTGGATTCAATTTCAATATTTGGTTCTACATAACCTGGTTCAATGGATTGCCGCCAGAGAGTGCCCCATGGCGTTATATCGATAGGTTCGTCAGTCTGAAAGTCATCGATAATTAATGTCACCAATGCCACACAAATTACCATTGCCAAAAGGCAGACAAATGGGTTTGCGAATAATGCCGTTATTGCTTTTGATGTTTTCATGGTCATTCCTTAACCTCTACCTTCAAAACCATCCGAAAATTGTTATCGTAATTGCCCCGCCGATTAACAGGCCATAATACAAAAAGCTAATCACAATATTGATAATATTACCGATTAAGTTTCCTAAAAAATTTTCCATTTGTTTAACCTCTACCTTACAAACCTCACTCCCTTGGCTATCTTCACAATGATAGCCACTAAGACTATCGCCGCCAAGAACCATTCCAAAAGAGTCTCCTTTGTCTCGTCGGTCATTTTCGTAACTCCTTAAATAACTGTTAGTATTTCATTGCCATTACCCTATTGTCTTCATGTGTCTTCTTTTTTGACCCGTCGAACGATTGTCACGATAAGCCTGCAACTGAATCTTACCATCATGCAACCTGAAATTTATCCTGTGAACCAGACCACAATCACAACAGGCCATTTTATACCCACGCCTTACGGGTTGTACCCATTGACCACTCTGTACCTTTGGGTAATTTGCCATTATTCGACTACCTCATCCCCTGTATCCGTGTGCATAAGCAGCCTTGTCAAATCCTCTATTCTACCCAAACAGGTTCTCAGTCTTCTTGTAATCGCCGAGCTTGCCGCCCTGGGCGAGACTCAATACGCCCAAATCCTCTTCGCGCTGCGCCGTGCCGAATGTCGAATTTTTCTTCTTCTTCAACTCATCGGTATAGTCGCTCTCTATAGCAGCCGGAGGCAGTACGGGAGCCGGTTTTGGCGCCTGCTGACTCTTCCTGTATGTCTCATAGCCGCCGTAAGCCGCTAAACCCAGCATAGCCGCTGTCGCCAAGAATCCCATGTCATAACCTCTTTATAAACGAACTCTCAAAAGGCTCAAAACCCAAATGCCCGTACAATCGGCATACATGCTCGTACCTGTCGCCTGCCAAACGGCTCGCGGTAACGTGAAAATGCTGACAATCATTCTCTCTTGCCCATGCCATAGCAGCATCAAGCAACAGCCTTGCTGATCCCCTGTACTCCGGCAAAACATACCAGAAATGCTCGGACGCCATATTATCCCTGCCTATAGGACTCTCGTAAATCAGGCATCCCATATACCCGCACGGCTTGTCATTGTCCCGAAGAATGAACACGGCCGCCATGTCGAGCTGAACCATCTTGAGTAAATACACAGAATGACATAAAACGTCAAGATTAAAACCGAAATGCTCGGCCTTCTCTTTGCCCTCAAGCTGCCACGCCTCGAACACATTGGACAGGGCGTTTATATCATCTTCGGTTTTGCATCGCGTTACGTTCATTACCCGACTACCTCAATAAGCCGCCTTAACCCTGCCGAAATCCAACAGGCTCTTGTCGTCACCCCATACGGACGGGGCAGTAATACTGCCGGGTATGGCAGGCTCATACAGGCCAATGCGTTCGCCTTGCACCTTCAAATGGAACTTATACCCAACTACGAGATACCTGAAAGCATCGGCACCATGGCTCGACCAATCATGGTCAGGTTCGTCTGAATACGTTTCCTGCTTGTCCTTGTAAACCTTATGATAGTTCTCAAGGCAGTCTATGCCTTTCTCACAATTAACCTTATCGAACCATATCTTCCTGTCGGCCTGGAGCATGATTCGCGTATGTTCTATGCCCGCCTCGCGACTGTGTGGGGCAATAACTGAGACCTTGCCGAATATACTGCCCGTCTCAGGGTCCACGTTCTGTAACAGCGACTGGGCAACCTGTAACACAGACTTAATAGAGCCATCTTCCTGAAATTGTCTCTTATTCACATCAGGAGGAAAGAAATGCTGTGAGTAACGATATGGTTTATCCCTTAGAACTTTTGCATAGTGCGACATGCCTTCACCGTAGGTCTCATAGTAGTCAATGACGAGGATTACCTTCTGAATCACCTGGAAGAACCATATCGCCGTACAATCGCCAATGCCTACATCCCACGCCGTATAGACTGGGGCCTCGACGATATGAGGAACATTGCCGACTTGACCACTTGCCCATAGTTTAGTCATTGACCGGCCGTAATATGAACCCTCGGCACCAATATCGAACGAGCAGTAATACTCCTGTTGTATAAGTTCTTCGCTCATGCCGGACAATCTGTCATCCTCAATAGCCTCGTAACTTATGGCGTGCGTGTCATTTACGCTTAAAGTCTGGCAATACCAGTCTGGATTCTCGGCAGCCATACGCCAGAGCCTATAAGCGTGGTTCTTGCCCCTGGGCGTGAAATTGAAGACGGCCCAACCTTGATTCTCAGCCAATATCGGCCTGACAAGGTCCCATCCGCCGTGCGGATTCTGCCTTGAATACTCACTGAACACACAGCCTAATGGATTGACACCAATAGGCTCTCGCTTGTCTGTTCCACGAATCTTGAATATTGAGCCATTTTTAAGTTCAATCATCATCTCTGTGTCATTCTTGCGGGCAATCAGTTCAGTTGGGAAGTGGTCCGTAAACTTCATAGACGCCCGGTCCATGCCCTGCCAGAGTATATCACGACCCATTGAAGCTGTCGGGAAGTAGTAGTAATACGCACCAATACGCTCTAACATTCGGGGTATTAAGAAGTTAAGGAATGTCTTATCTTTACCGGCCCTCCTGTGCCATACACATACAGCCCTCTTCTTGCCCTCAGTCTCCATAGCGTGCAGGAATGGAACCTGATACTCTCTGGGCTCGTAGTTGTAAGGCAAGCGAATTCTTAATTCATCACCTTCCATTAGTTCTTCACGATTTCCACCACTATCTTACCTTGATGTTTTAACTCCTGCTTGTCGGCTTGGTCAAGCTCATTCTTGCCCAAGAATATAGCCATCGCTGGCACTTTTACAGCCTGTTTATTCTGGATTCCCCTCAACCATACCTTCCGTTCTGCCCTTTTTTTGGTTAATCTTTTACGAATATCTTTACGAGTTTCAAGCCAGCTCGTTGGCCAATCGAGTAAATCACATATAGTGCCATTTTGATGACCTTCAAAAGCATAACCTTCAGCTTGAGCCATATCTTCAGGGCTAATTTCCTTCTTTGGTTTACCTGGTCCTCGCTTTGCTTTTGCTCTGCTCATTTTCTCTTAAACAACCTAATCACCCAAGCTATTGGCACAACTACGACAGCGATTATCACCTTGCCGATTGCGTTGACTATTCGCTCGCCTGTGCCGTATTGTGGATCCTGCTGCACTTTGAAGTTGTCTGAAAGGCACATATAGCAAAATCCACCGGTCGAGCGGTATGTCTCTATGTCGCATCCGCAACCTTTACACTTCTGAGACACGTTTTGATGCCTACAGGTCATTGTTAGAACGGTATATAAATACCCATATATGCGTCGAATCGGTTATCAGGCACTACATCAAGAGCACCAAATGTATCGTTGTATCGCACCTCAAATCTCAGTGCTGAATTACTGTCGGGCGATGTTTTGACTGCAATGCCGGTCGCTAAACTCATTTCACCGGCATCTTTGTCAACGATATTGGACGAGAAACTCGTTGCAACATAGGGCCGAATTTCAATATCTTCATTCAATACCGTCAAGAATAGGTCTGGGATAAATGGGATTGCCGAATTTGGGTCAACAATGTCTCTAAACCAATTCCGTACACCCAATTTTACAACTGAGGGCGGCTCCATGTCTCCTTCGTCGTTCCACCTGGGCCACCAATCGACGCCGATAAATGGCTCAAGCCCACCGTTATCACTGCCAAGGTAATAGCCAAGCTCGACCGATATTGAATTGCCCGAATCAACATTAGTTACTTGCTCGGTCATAACCGAGATCGTCGGCCCTGCGGCCTGTACGGCACTGCACACACACAATGCGATGATGATTGCTACAATTATTCGTTTCATGTGATTGCTCCTTTACTTGATAACTAAAATGCTTTTAATGGCCATTACGACAATATCATCCCATTTATTTGGAGAGGCAAGGCATCTTTTCTCCCACTCTAAAACAAAATCAACAACTTCTTGTCTCAATTCTGGAGTCATCTTTTTGACGGTTGATTTGATTATGCGTATCGCCAACGGCAGAAATAGTTTTGCTATGATACCCATACTATGTTTCCTTTCAATTTGATTTCGTCTCCGTAAGAGCGTTAGTGTTGGCCATCGGCATTTTGAGCGCTTAAAAAATATCATAAAATTAAAAATTATTTTTATTTTTTTATTGACTTCCTATATCTGATGTGTTAGTTTGTTATTTGGCATGACGAAAAACCGAAACAATTTGTTTGAATTCCCTCGCACACTTCAAAGCGCCAAATCACTAAACATTTGCCCCCCAACGATTCCTTCATCACTCGTCATGCTGTCGGTTTCCGCGGGGGGCTTTTTTAAGAAAGGGTAGGAAAATGGGTATCGACGAATCTGGAGAAATGCTTGATAGATATGTTTATGTTAAGCAAGAAAATCCAAAAACAAAAAAGGGCTTTACACATGAACCATCCAATAGTCAGAACAAAGACTGGTATACACCGCCGGAAGTTTTTGAGCTTTTGAAGTTTCCTGAATTTGACCTTGACCCTGCAAGTCCGGGTAAGTCTAAAGTCAAATGGATACCGGCAAAAGAACATTACACAGAAAACGGCTTGCTTAAAGAATGGCATGGTCGCGTTTGGCTCAATCCGCCTTATGGTCAAGAAACAGGCGATTGGCTCAACAAGTTGGCTCTGCATGGCAACGGTATTGCTCTCGTGTTTGCCCGGACAGATACGCTTTGGTTTCATACCATTGCTTGCAAGGCCGATGCGATATGTTTTCTCAATGGCCGTATTCGGTTCATTGATGAGAATGGCAATCAAGGCGGTTCTTCCGGTTGTGGCTCTATGTTCTTGGCATGGGGCAATGAATGTGCCGATATACTTGTTGGCTCAGGCGCTGGCTGGTGTGTCGATAACCGTAAACCATAACTGAAAGGGTAGGAAAATGATAGATGTTAAATATTGCAGAGGTTGTTATTGTAATTATTACAATTCTCCTTCGACATCTGGCTCATCGGACGGCATGTGTTGGAGTAAAAAATCAGCTAAAATCGTTTGGCGAATATCTGTTGGCATTGACGAATCGCCTCCATATAAAAATAAGAAAAAAATACGAGTTCCAAATTGTTGGCACGGAGGTGGTAGCAATAGAATACTAATGGTAAAATCAGAATCTATTACTAAAGATGGATTTTGGAAACAACTTTAACAGAGTAGGTACAATTTGTACACCCCTTGAAAGAACAGGAAAATGAGCGAAAGTAAACATACGCCGATACCTTATTTCGTCTCGGTAAATGACGACAATGTAGATATTGTAATCCGGGCTTGTGAGGATCAGGAATACGAGCCTATTATCTGTAATTGCTCAGTCGATTCTGCAAACCTTGAGGATGAAATGTCCACCGATGCGGCCAATGCCGAGTTCATCGTCCGGGCCTGTAATAGCCATGATGCCCTGCTGGCTGCGTGCAAGGCTGCCCATACAATGTTGCTCCAAACTAATTGGAACGGGGATGATAGCATGAATATTGTTGGAGCCGCCATCGCTCTGGCTCAGAAAGAAGGTTAATTATGACAATTAAAGAACTAATATCAATACTCATGGATATTGACCCAGACTACGAAATTTATGTCAATAATCCTACTGATACGGAAAATTATTTTGTAGATAGAATAGAAGAAAATCACCAACGAAAACAGGCATTTATTAGAACGGCTGAATGAGAATAACTATGGCCGGGGGTTTCTTTATTGCGCTCGTTTAAGCGAGATTTGAGGCGTGCCAACCATGCCTCGAAGCGAGATCGTTCATTGGGGGACATGTGGCGTAATCCGTTTGGCGATTAAGCAGAGCAAGTCGATAGCTTCGTTCTGATTCTTGCATTTTTTAACCTTATGCCAGCGACCATCAAATTTATGCGAAACCCAAACCGGTGCATTAGAGTCGTCACGCTGCGTCCTTTTTAGTCTGACGTATAAATACGGGCTGTTATGATTCAGGTGACGATGTGACATCAACCGTCTCCAGTGCGCAAATCAGGACTTCGAGAATCTCATCAAGGAAAAAATTGCACCTTTGAAAGAGTGTGTCAATTATCATCGCTGAGAGAATTTCCACTTCTTTCCGAGTCAAAAAGAAAAGGTGAACTGAGTCATATAGATAAAACGTATGTGCCGGTATTTCTCTTGCAACCTTCTGCACTATGGTTAATCGCCCAATATTATCTCTGTTGCAATTATCAAGAAGGCATTCGCAAAGACTCGATATGTGTGAGCTGTTCATCCCGATTATGTGTATCAACTTTCTTTTATCCTCTACGATTAGTTTCATTTCGTTTCTCCCTCAAATAGCGCTCCCTGCCTTGTGTTCTGTTTTATTTCTGGGTCAATACCAAAAGTAACTAATTGATTATGCTTTCTGACTCGCTTTCTAAAATCGTATATTTGTTCCGATGTCCATCCAATTGGCTTTACATGAGGCATCGTCTGTCCATCAAAATAACAATCGGCCACTTTGACTCCCCATACCGCGCACAGATATAATTTCTTTAGGCATTCTTGGTACGATATCTCCCAATTACAAATCATAAATATCATTAGACTTTTAGGCTTGTAACCAGATTTGATAAGCATTCCAATTGCTTTTTTAAGTTTGAATTGTAGCTTATATTCAAAGTCCCACCCGATTCGTATATTTTTGAATCGAGAGGTTTTGAGTGCATCAGATAACTCTTGTGTCATAAAGCGATAATCCACACCACATACAAGTTCATAATAGACCACTTTTTTATTTACTCGTTTCTTTCCTAATTCTTGGATAATGCTTAATGGCCCGGGCTTGGACAAAAGATTCATGTCCATTATCTTTACATCATTTCGTATAATATCAGGAATATCGTACATAATTTCTTTTTTGGGTTCATAGCAATAGGGGCATCCATTCGGACAACCTTCAGATAAGCGAATCCATTGTTCTTTATCATCAAACTTGTTATAAGGCCCAACGGAGAATGAACAAGTTATGCCTGTTTTCTTTATCATTGGAATAACGCTCCTTGCCCGGCCCTTATTTCATTCTCGAAGTTCATTCGGCCTCTCGAAATATTGAAATCAAAGGCTCACGAAGGCGCCTAAAACTGGTCCTTCATAGCGGCCTGCTCGAACGGTGTGAAGCGCTCTTTGCGTTCTCTCTGCCGCACCAATATCATCTTCCGCAACCGGGCAAGCTTTCTTTCCTTATAGTCCATATTACTCCGTTAAACTTTGAATCGGGCGATAACATTAGGCATACATCGGGCTACCCTTTGATAGTCAACTTCCGTGTCTTTGTACTCACTATTTTTTAGGAAGAATCCTTCAAATCCCGGCAGGCTCGGCAGGCAGTGCAAGTGGGTGAATTCATGGGGTAGAAATTCGTATCTTTCCCCACTTGGACAATACCATACCCCAATCCACCAGGGCTGTTCTTGATCCTCAGCATGTTTAACTATTTCCAAGTCCACGAACTCCGGCTTGGGCGGCTCAGGCTGGTAGTCGGGATTGATGGCGTAAGTACACTCAGAGGAAAAACCCTTGCGCTTCGGCTGGATGAAATTTTTGCCGTCATAATACAAACAATTCTCCGTGCCAGCTTTCTCGAAACCTTCCCGTTCATCATTAAATAATAGTCCAAACGCTGTTTTGTTCTTTTTGAGTTTTTCAATCATATCCATTTCGCTTCTCCTTAAAAAATGTTTCATCAATAATAGGCGGCGGGGGCATCCGGCGACGAGCCGGTCTATGGGATTAACTCTGCCAAGTAAAACTTTTTATAGCATTGTCCCCGCCGCCGGGGTATCAATCTGGCATAGGCGATCCACCTCCTTTCGTTAGGCGGCCTTTTCGTCGCCATCTTCTTTGATTTTGACTAACTCATCTCTTGGCGTTACGGTGATAGTAAAACCGTCGAGCTTGAATTTGATTTTCCCATCATCAAGTCGTTGCAGGTGCTCAGCGTCAATGAGTTCGAGAAGTTTGTGTTTTTCGGCCACTTCCTCCGCAAGCGCATCAACCCTCTTTGCCAGCGCCGACCTGTACAACTTGGCATGTTTAATAATCTCTTTGGAGTTTTTTGGCCCTACATCGATCAGGTCCATCTGTTCGCCCTTCTCAACTTCCTTTTGCATCGAGTCGTTCTTCTTTGCCATAGTGACACTTCCTTTCGTTTGGTTTATTATGTATTGCATTTCTTCAACAACATCTCTCGTTGTTGTTCTGATACCGATTGGGTTTCTTTCTCTTTTTCAAAATCCTTCTCTGTAATTTCTTCCACCTTTGGTATCCATCGTTCAAGTTTGCCGCCGCGATTAACCTTTCTTTTTGTCCACGACCACAACTCTATCTTGCCGCCAGCCCTTAGCCAGGGCAGGGAGTAATCATTGGCGATAATCTTGTCCCAATGTTCTTTGCGGCCGCTCGTGCAGGCTTGGATTGCCACGATACAGTCGGTGTCGATTGCCATAATATCAATAAAGCCGAAGGCGTCGCGCCGGGTCCCTGACGGCATACCAGGCATCGGCTTGGCGTTTGGTCCTCCATAACTTACCCACTGTTCTAATTTCTCAACGAACCGACCTTGCTCGCGACATGCTCTTAGCGTTCTCTGGACGCTTGATAATCCTCGCTTAGCCATCCTTCTTGACTCCTTTCAGGATTCCCTCAAAATACGCCACATCTTTTGCGTACCGGCTGGCGGGATGATTCCCAACTCCAGCCCATAATGCATTGCTTATTGACAATGCCCCTTTTACAGCCGTTTCCAGTTTCTCGATTCGCAGTTCTTTGGTTTCAAGTTCGGCTTGAAGTTGTTTAACTTCATCAAGTATATTATTGACTACAATATTGCATTGATCACAAACATCATTTTCGCTCATTAGCCACCTTCTTTCAGGGCTTGCTCAAAACCGCAATCGCATTCCCGTCTCGTTAGACCCATTCCTATAGTATTTCTATCTTGATTATGTGATTCGCAGCACTTATTATGCGAACCGTATTTTCTTAATGCCTTTTTCAGCCGGATGATTTCGTCCCTCAATTCGTTAATGATTTGCTGCTTTGATTTTGCCATTAGTCACCTCCTGTTAAAAGTTTCGGCATTTTTGCCGTTTCTAAAAGATTTACATTCATCGGAAGAGCCATAAAATCGGCCACCGTGGACCCGTCTGGCAATGCCATCATTGATAGAAATTGGTCCTCGAACGATATGCCACCTTCTTCTATTTCCTCCAATTTCATTTTCAAGGACATATACATGATTCGCCATCGCTGTCTGACCGCTTGCTCATATTTTGATTGCGTTGAATAATTATCTCTGGCAGGCATAGTTACATTACGCCTGTAAATTCTGCCTTTGTATTTAAATCCTATCCCATCACCTCTTGGGCTCGTACCCCAGAACATCTCCTCAATTCCGAAGTCTCTTAAAGCCTTCTCAATCTGCTGTTTACTTCTTATCATTGGAACTATAGTTTTATTTGCGTATCTCGCCATTCGTCACATCCTTTCAAATCTTTATCGCTTCGCCGATTCGCACCGGCTTTTTCGCCTCGCCAGTGTATTGTAAACACTGTGTATACTGGCGATGTTTTCCGCCTCGGCTACTGTGAAGCACCGCAGTAATTGTGTATATTCTCGAAGTCTGTCTCTCTCCGCCGGCGTTACCTGGCTGCCGGCAAGCAACTCTCTGATTCTCACGCACAACCGCTTAGTTTCCGCAGGCGAGATAATACCCCTCAACTGGCTATTCCTGACAGATAGCCATCCCATGACTTCCCGTACGTATGGACAGCGTTCATATGTCATTGGAATAATCCCATTAAAGTCCTGATTGCTTTTTCTGCACATTGATGGACGACGCCGTTGCCGAGGAGTCTAAGTCTGTCCACCCGGCAGGAAGTCCCATTAACTGCTCCACCCACGCCGGATTGAGTTTTCTCGGCGCACATTTCAGGTCGATGCTCAAGTCGCTGTGTTGCCCGCCGGCGCCCCTGTCCGGTATGTTCGGCGTTGCCCACAACTCTCGGCTCTTCCCATTCGTACTGAGGTTCTCCAGGTCGGGCAGGCCAACGGCATTGCTCAGCCTGTCTTTCGGAGAGTGTAATCCCCTCTGGCTCATGCCCTTGTATTCGCTGAATTGCGGCGTCGGCCACAACTGGACGCTGCTCTGCAAGTCTATCCCACCCGATTCCGGCCTGTGCGTTTTGGAGTATTCCGGGCCTCGTTCCGGGATGTTCGGCGTCGGCCAGTTGACCATATCGTTCAAGTCTGCTCCGAATCCTCTGCAATTGCCTTCCCTTTTGCCTTTCCAGTCTCTGTTCGTTGTCGTGGGCCAGGATAAACAATCGTTGCCGTTTGTGGGGTGCGCCGCACTCTGCCGCCGTAAACAGTCCAGCCTCAACCGAATAACCCATACCTCGTAAGTTGCAATAAACTTCGGGGAATCCGAGGCTAAGGTGTCCGGGGACGTTCTCGAAGATGCACCAAACAGGTCTAATTGTCTCGATGATTCGTGCAATATGTGGCCAAAGGTGTCGGGGATCGTCGGTTCCCTGCCGCTTGCCGGCGACGCTGAACGGCTGGCACGGATAGCCCGCAAGGATGAAATCAAAGCATCCTCGAAATCGTTCTGCCGGGAAGGTTCGCAAATCCGGCCACAGAGCCTCAATAGCCAATTTACCCTCCTCAGCCTTTGCGACCAGGTTCGCCAGGGCGTAAGCTTCGATCTCCACAGCAACGACTCGCAGAGGGTTCGCCAGTACGCTGGCCAGTCCGAGTTCGAGACCTCCGTAGCCTGAACAAAGCGATAGAACTGTGATGACTTCGGTATTATCCACATTTATTCTCTTTCCTCTTGTGTAGTTCGCATCGGTAGTAATCCAGGCCGTAATCATTGACGTATTTATGTATCGCAGGCTCGCCACACTGATTTCCGTCCGATTTCGAGCTGCAATAATGACCCTGGCAGTCGAACGGTTGCTTTGCCTTACTGGTGCGACTGCCGCCGCGCTCCTGCGTTCTGCGCAGCCAGTTCGTCAAATATCTACGCACCTGTTTTTTGCGTTTGGTGGGATTATCAATTAGCCATTGGCAAGCGGATTTGATTTCTTGCCGTACATCGACAGCGGGAAAAGCTTCAGACCAATCGAGATAGTCCTGGTCGGTTAGTCCGGTCAGTGTTCGATTTTCATAATCGAACCAGACAAGAATACTATGTCTTTTAGTATTCTTTAACTCTGCTTCTGCTTCTGCTTCTGTATGGGCTAACTGTGGTTTACATTGGTTTACATTGTTTACATTGTTTACAGGATTGTTTACATGATGCTTTCGGTAATCCTGCATATATTGTCGCATGTACTCTTTACGTTCATCCATATCCCGTACTTTTCGGTATTTTGCATAATTCAACAAAATCCATCCGCCATCAACTTTGGCTATGCGTTTACCGTCGTAATCGGGAGTTCTGCTATCGGGGTCGGGGGATTCGAGTTTATTTATTGCTATGCGTGTCTTTTTGACGGAGATTCGGGCAATGTTGGCGATGCCGGGAACTGTGCCGTCAACAAAGCCTTCTGGGTCCGCAAGAGCCAGTAAGGTAATCCAGACGACCTTTGTTTCAGGGTCTTCCTGCCAGATCGTCGATGTGACTATACTGCTAAATAACTTCGTGAATCCGTTCATTCTCGCTTCCCTGCCTTAAATATTCCTTAAACTCAATTCTCCATACCCACCAGTTAGTGTCCCACGTATAGCCTCGCTTGGCGTAGATGGATTCCCAGAGGTCGACATATTTCTGCCGTGCCATTTCAAAACAGGTACAGTTTTTTTCTGATGGACATGGATTTTGCAATCTTATTCCTTCAAGTAAAATTTCTGAAAAATTTATATCCCACAACCACTCTATACTTATACTAACAATCTCATCCCACGACCCGGCCGCCCACTTCGGCATGAATCGCGGTGACCGCCAATCACATCCCTTATCTGTTTTGTAAACAAGCCGATCCCATTCCTCCCAATAAGGCTCTGCCACATGCAGTATAGATTTTCGACCATCATCGACGCCGCAATACGACATTGGAGTATCGCCATCGGCTTTGTATATGATATTTCGTTCCGTACCGCCGCCCGTGCATCGCCATCCCTCTTTTATCCAGAGCAAATCGCCGACCTGCCAGTTCTTTTTCGGGTCCGACAGGCAAGAATAATCAGGCCGACCGGCATTATCGAAAACCTCCGGTTGAGGAAGAATTAACCGCCGAGTCACGGACTTTCGGCCTTCCCTTCTTGCCCTGATCATTTCCTGTGTATAGGAAATTGGATGTTCTTTACGCATTGTCTTTTTCCTCAAAACTGGCAGGCGGTTCGGGCCGAGAGGAAGGGTGTGCCTTCGCCGCCTGCCCTGCGATATAAGTTTTACAAAGAACTCACTTTCGATTTCCGAACGAACCTTCTCGGCGTCAAAATGGTATATTATCTGGATCATCCATCGGTTTAACTTGCGATTTGGCCGGTTCGTTATACAGACTATCTTCTTTTTGTCCCGTAGGTATGAAGACGAAATTCTCCACGTTGACTTTGTGTTTGGATCGTTTCGAGCCGTCTTGCGCTACCCATGTATCGAACATCAAACGGCCCTCCACGAGTAACGGCTGGCCCTTCTTGCAATATTTGGTAATCACCTCGGCACGCTTGCCAAACATAATACAGTCGATGAATAGTGCCTCTTCCTTTTTACTGCCGTCCTGTGCCGTCCAGGAGCGATTTACGGCCATGCCAAAAGTTACTACAGCCGTTTGGCTTGGCGTGTATGATAGTTCGGGATCGCGGGTCAAATTGCCTGCTAAAATCACTTTGTTAAAGTTCATTAAATTCTCCTTAAATCGGGGTCGGGCGGGTAAACCGGCCAGCCCTCGGTAATTGATTTCGATAAGATATTTTCTATGAATTCCGTTATCTGCTTTTTTCCTTTATTGGCAATGGATTCCGGCCGCCAGTAAACCATGTCACCATAGGTATATTTGGGGACTTTGAATATCTCGCTGCCGCACTCGATTTTAAGCCTGTAGTCCCATTCATCGACAGTATCTCCGTTCCAATCCGACAATCCCTTGAGGCATACACCCTTGTACCAGCGTCTCTGCCGGTCGGTTATGGCCTCCTCTTCATTTAAGACGGATATGACAAAATGAGGAAACTTTGCCGCCTCAAGTTGAATCGCAGGCCACTGGGTCAGTGGGACTCCATTCTCATCAGTTCGTCCTTGAAAGTGCTTCGCCATTACGCCGCCTTATTCTCTTTGATAATCGTGTCCGGCTTGATTTTCTTGGCAAACTCAGCCGCCGATTCTTTCGTCCAGACAAACAACTTCCGCTTTGCCGGATTGAGTTTCATAAAGAATTCCCGAAGTTGTTTCTTGAACTCTTCCAAATCCCAATCATAGTGTTCCGGGAGCATATCGGAGCGTTCGGTCGTATAATCAAAAAAGCATTGCTCGACTATCGCTGTAACGTCAACTACGTCTTTGGGTGGGTCGATTGTTTTAGGCGGGTCGAAGTTGGCAGGTCCCTCTTTGGCTCCATTTGAGACCTTTCCTCTTGCCGTTGCGCCTTCGGCGTCATCATCTTCGGTAGGCAACCCAAGTATCGCCTGCAAGGCATATCGCTTGGAATAAGTCACTCCCGAACCGAAAGCCTGTGGGTCATCTGGCTTTTTACAAAATACCGGCGTCCTTGTGCTGAGA